AAACTCACCTTTACCTTGACCTAGTGCTGCAATACGCATGACATCGTTAACAAACTCTTTGATAGCAGGATTCTTATCATAGTTGGTGATGATCTTGCTGAAATCTGTTTTGCCTACTTTTAACAATACATCACGCTTGACCAGCTTATCGCTGCGCCACAAGTTAAACATGTCATCACGTTGCTGTGGGGTCATGTCCATGCTCAACAGATAACGTGCCAGTTCTTTTTGTGCTACGTGTACAGTATGATCGTCGATACTCTGCAACTCACCGTTGATAATGCCCGACTTACCACCAGCATTAACGTGTCGCAAAAGATCTTCAATTTCTCTCAGAGCTTTAATAGTAGCATCATCGGGAGGAAGTTCTTTAATCTTTCCCGAAATGACAGTTTTAAGATGCTGCAACTGTGTGTCGTCAACGGCAGATTCGTTAAGTTTAACTAGGTTAATAAGTTTGCGTAGGTCAGTAATCATAGTACTGTATTTATTAGTTTTTTGCGAAGCGCCAGTCCTTGTCTAACCAAGTAAACATCAAATCTTCCTGTCTTACATGGCCCCATTTGTTAAGACTAGTCATAGCACTATCACTAATAAGACCCTTTTCTGCCAAATCAAACCATGTTGTAGTAGCTGGATCCATTGGACTCATACTTTTGTACACCGCCATGTGTATCCAACCATAATTGGGAGCCATATAGACGTAACAGTCTCTACAATCAAACCCACACGTGGCCAACAGGTATGTTAGGTTACAGATGTTATAGGTATAGTAACAGCCACTGAAGCTACGAGTTTGAAGCCTGTCATAACTGTAAGTGGTATGTATAGGTATGTTCAGTACCAACATACCATTGATATTCATATAGTTGTTCCAATGAATTAGTGTCTGTAAGGGATTAGTGTTGTATTGAAAACTGTCATGACTCCACATTAGATCTACCTTGTAGGGTAAATGTACTGTGGAAAAATCCCCTTCGATAGTAAAGAGATTCTTGTTTTTTAAGACTTCGTGTTCAATTTGATTGATGTTGCGATCAACTGCTAGGCAAGTATAATTATGAGGCTCTGGAGGATTATCACGTGTGTGTAGATTAGCAAACCAATCAATATCTAATCCTGCGCCACAGCCCATATCAGCTACAACTTGTATACTGTCCATGAACGTGTCATATTGATACAGCATGTCCAATACATCACGGCTGTGTTGATGGCTCTCTTCTGGGTTCTTAAACACTTACATCCTCCATACCTGCTGTGCGTAGACGTACAACATGTCCTAACATAAAATTCTTTGACTCAATGCCCTTCATTACACCAAGCCATTTATTGCGTAGTAGTGCAACCTCATTGATGATGGTTTCCATATCAATAACTTCATCTTCTGCTTCTGCATACTTTTCGGCATCACGACTAGTAAGGGCACGGTTGTAGCCCTCTAGATATTTTTTATAGTGCTTTTGTCTAATCTTGCGTAGTTGCAAATTCAGGTAGTTGAGTACTGCCTCTACTTCCTGTAGTTGGTTAAAACGATACTCTGTAACGCCAGGCAAGTTACTGACTGCTTGTTCAATTCTGCCGCTGATCTTGATCTCGCCTTTGGCAGAGATTAATTGCTTTTCATAATAATCAATGAAATTTGGTATTTCACTTAGATCCGCTACTACTTTATTGTACCACATGATTAAATTTTGTGCTTTATAAAAAAATTGTCGATTTCTGGAAACACCAGTTTCCAATCTGTGCCTCGTCGAGCGTCTATATCAACTAGTGCTGCCTTTAATTTAGTCAGTCTTGCATAGTCAATTGTACTTGATTCTAGCATTTTTGCAATACTTTCCAGTCTTGTTTTTGCCGTATGATCCCATTCGTGAGTGATGGGGTACTCATGTACTAGTTGACTCATTATTTGACTGAAAAACTCTGCACCAAAAATACCAGGATGATAAATTGTGGCAGCAGGTTCATCCACCAAATGATATGCCTGCACTATTGATTTATTTACTTGTTTGTAGCCAGCAATCATCTGTTGCAGTTCCAACGCTGTTGACATGGACAGAGATGTGATGACATGATGCACATTTAGATATAGCCATTTGTGCTGTATCAAATACTCAAAATTACGTTGCCAATTTGTCAAGTCTAGCCCATAGCGTATGAACTCTGCAGGTTTGGACCAGTTATCCAAACTACAACTCACATCCACACGCTTTAATTGCCTATTGGTCAACAACTGTTTGGCCATGTCAACAAAACGTTCCATAGTGGCTTGGTTGCAGTTCAAATTGGTATTGATGGATAGTTCCAAATTTGAAAACTTGTGTTGTTGTAAAAATTCCATCAAGCTCCAAAACTCTCGTTGCAGTAATGGTTCGCCACCCAACAGACTTAGTCGCAGTAGTTTGTCGCCGTTGTTGTCAAGCCAAGACAAAAACTTGTCATAATACTGGTCTCTGCTGCTGTCAATTGTGATGGCTTGTTGGTTTAGTACATCAGGACCAAACTTTTTAAGCTCTGCATTGATCTTGGAGCTGAACTTGGGTGTACAGTATACGCAGGCTAGGTCACAGGTATTGTGTAGGTAAACTTCCAGTATGCGTGGCGTAACTGGCGCTGCTGCGTCAAGAGTAAAGTCTAGGGGTGTTAAGTTGGGTATAGCGTTGTGATAAGTTCTATCACTGACTGTGCCTGCTTGTTCTAAATCTTTGCAATACTCACAGCCTCTTCCTGGCCATTGTCCTGTAGCCATACTGACACGGTCTGCGATTACTGCGTCAGTATTGTGGAAGCTATCAAAATCGTCAATGCCAACCCGTACAGGATGCACACGGTGGCAACTGGAACTGGTACCTGTGTACAGTATCAGTGTACTCCAGGTCCATTTGTAAACACATGCTGATTGGTTTTGTATTGGGAATACAGGATAGTTAGTCGTCATTCTCGTCAGATTCGTTGATGTCTTCTTCACCAACGTATTCTTTTAGAGCCCGCTTCAACGCACCATCTGTACCACCAAACTCTTTAACGTCAATATCATTGAGATAATCGACCATCACGCTCATGATGTTGTCAGCACATTCCTGTCTGTCCTTGGAAGGAATGTACTGCTTCATAATAGTGTAGAGTTCACTTAAGACTTCTACTTCAATGCTCATTCTACTGCTTCCTCTGCTGGTGCCTCTTCGGCTGTTGTTGATTTGTCAAAGATATGTGGGTTTGCAGTGATGTCCTTCATGACATGATCCAAGCAACCGTCATCGTTGCGTTCCCAACCTTTGCGGAACTTTTTAATGATCTCTCCATCTGCTGTTGTGTATACAAGACTATTGCCTTCCTTCTTCAACATTTCTTTGGCTTCAATCAGATCAACAAGACCACTGTATGGGTTCATACCTGTTTCGTATGGAATCTTGACCTGCACAGATTCAAACGGTTTAGCATAGCGTGTTTTCATGATCTTACAGGCTGCGCGAATACCTTTGACTTCAGAGATCTTGTTGCCGTCCTCGTCTTCTTTGAGTTTGAGTTTACGCATAGCAACAACGATTGAACTTGCATAGATAAAGCCTTGTCCGCCGGAGATTTTATCGTCCGGATCAAACATGTCTTGACTTGCGTAGGTGTGGTTTGTAGCCACCAAGCCGATGTTTAGATCACCAAACATGTTTACGCAATTACGCACCAACGCGGTCAGGGCTTTTGGCTTGCGTCCCATATCCCCTTTCAAGTCACCAGCTGTAAACTGGTTAACGTCGGTTGGCGTTAAAAGCATACCCAGTGAGTCTAGCACGAACAACACTTTAGGACGCGAATCTTCTGGCAATGTTTTATATTCTTTAACAAACTCACTGATCATCTTGGCCACGTCGTCGATCATGGCCATATTGAGTTTAAGTAGTCTATCTTCGCTCGTGTCCACTCCCAGTGCGTGTAACCAAGCCTCGTCAAGAGCATTTTCTGTATCAATAAGAATGGGATAAATGCCTTGGGCTTGTGCGTTCTTGACAAGATTTCCTGAGCAGATATAGCTTTTGCCTGCACCAGATTCACCAGCAAACACAG